ATTTACAGATAAAACCAAGTTTACGCGTAAAATTAAACACAAACGGAGGGAACATGGAGACAATTAAACAACATGCCAAAAGATTATGGGCGCTAGCTTGGAACCACAAAAAGGTTTCAGCAGTGATCATCGTAATCGTTGTGATATTAATTATCGCATAATAAAATAAACCTATTAACTAGAAGATATGACTTCTTCTGCAATCATGGGGAGGGGAACCAATGATCAGAAAATGGTTCAAAAAACTTTGGAAACGATATGTTGACTGGTTATTCAAAGATTTTTATAAGTAACTATGAGCGAAAAAATTTGTAAGAAGTGTGGACACTTGTGCCACTGCATCGAGGCCGATCATGAAGGCTGTAAGTGCGAGAGCTGTGACTGCCAAAAAGTAGAATTAGGCAGAAATAGAAATAAATATTGATGGTACAAAAACTATTAAAAAATTAATATTAAGTGGAGCGTACGGCTAATGCAACTTTCTAAGCACTTTAAATTATCCGAATTTACTAAATCACAAATAGCTGCCCGTCATGGGCTAAAGAATCTTCCAGGATCAGGTGAAATCAAAAATCTTGAAAATGTCTGCTATGAAATTTTAGAACCCGTTCGTGCTAAATTTGACAGGCCTATTTTAATCACGTCGGGATTTCGCAGTTTAGAGGTGAATCGTAAATTGGGTTCATCCGACTCGAGCCAGCATTGCAAGGGGCAGGCGGTTGATTTCGAAATTCCAGGAGTTGCTAATATTAAGGTTGCTTACTGGCTACAAGCCAACGTGGATTTTGATCAATGTATTCTTGAATACTATCGGCCTGATAATGACCAACATGGCTGGATTCACGTATCTTACAATGAAAAAGGAGCTAATCGTAAGAAGGTTTTAACCTTCGATGGAAAGACTTACCAAGACGGGCTTCCTGATATAAAGTATAAACAAGGAGAAATAATTAACTAATGCCCATTAGTAGAGCCCAAGAGCCCAGACAAATTGCTCCCGGTCTTAGAGGAGGGCGTCGTTCGCGTGCAATGCGGAAGCCTTTAAAGTCCCGACCTAGACAGTATCGAAAAAAGAAAGTATAGTAAGAATGTCTTGATGACATTAAGTCACGAGAAAAGGGGCCCCTATATGGTAGATAACGGAGAAATTAAAACTCCTAAAGAGATTAAAAAAATGAAGAAGGCTTTGGATAAGTTGAAGCCTCATTTGATGGGAGAATCTGTGGATGCGATGACCATCATTGTTGAAGGAGAGAAAAAGAAACGAGATAAAAGTATTAGCAAAACCACGCAACCTTATGGGGCTAAAAAAGGTGGCATTGTGGATACAACAAAATTTAGGTATATATAGTGAGTAATGGCAAGCCAATTAAGGAAATTCTTCCAGAGGTTATAAGGAAACTTATTATTCAAAGGAAGCATTATCTTAAACAGCAACGGATCAATAGGCGCAAAAAGAATCGTGATCCTAATCAACCGAAATTGCCGGGAATGAAACAAGGAGGCCGCATGGCTAAAGGTGGAAAAATTACAAAGCGGACTACTATGCAAGATTTTAGTGGAGGAAAACGGATTTCACCTGGTATTAGATTAAAAGGTGGAAAAAGTTTTATTAAAGAATACAAACGCAGACTTCAGCGTAAAGCTAAAGGAGGCTTTGTGAAAGCAGTAGGCGGAACTAAAAGAGTACCGGGTTCTGGCACAGCAACTAAAGGTACTAATTTTGAAGGTATATTTTAAATAGGATGTGCATAAATGGCGACCAGTGGAACAACAACATTCGATCTAGCGATCGACGAAATCGTTGAGGAAGCTTATGAAAGATGTGGTATTCAGACTAATTCAGGATATAATCTTGCTAAAGCTAGACGATCATTAAACGTACTATTCTCCGACTGGGGGAACCGTGGAGTTCACCTATTTAAAATTCAATTAAATGCTACGGCTTTGGTGGATTCTCAAAGTCAATACGAAACAGCAAGTGGCTGTAATGATGTTTTGGAAGCCTTTATTTCTAATAATGCAACAATCGTTAATCCAGCATCTACGACAACGGATATATCCATTACTAAAATAGATCGATCAACGTATGCAGCATTGCCTAATAAAGGAGCAACAGGTACTCCTTCGCAGTATTATGTTCAAAGAGTTAGTAAAGGAAATACAACATTACCCTTAATTAATCTTTATTTAACTCCTGATGCATCAACCTATACGCATTTAAAATATTTTTCTGTTCAAAGAATAGAAGATGCTGGAGCTTTTACGAATACGGCTGATGTTCCTTTTAGATGGCTTCCGTGCATGGTCTCAGGACTTGCTTTTTATCTTTCTCAAAAATATGTACCTGAAAGAACCCAACAATTAAAACTTTATTACGAAGATGAAATTAAACGGGCGCTGGACGAGGATGGGTCAAGATCCAGTACTTTTATTACTCCGGCACAATATTACCCAACGGTGACATAATGGCTTCTCCATTTTCAAAAGGTAAATATGCCCTATCCATTTCCGATCGAGACGGTCAAGCGTATCCATATCCAGAAATGGTTAAGGAATGGACGGGAGCTTTGGTTCATATTTCAGAATACGAACCTAAATCTCCTTTAATAGATCCTAAGGTTTATGGATCCGATCCTCAAGCCCTTAGAAACGCAAGGCCAGCCAGGGTGGCTCCCGCTGTTACACAGCTTATGCCGTATAATCCTTTTGTTACCTATGGATCAGGTTCTTCGTATATAAATGTTCATGTACCTAATCATGGTTTAACAGATTCTAGTACTTACCGATTTAGAGGTATGCCTACAACATCAGGATATGTTGATCCTCAAACTTTTGATGGAATTACAGGCGCTAAAATTGCTTTAGCAGCTGGTTATACTATTCGAACAGGTAAATGGGTTAGTGGAGCTAGAGATACGGACTATACTACTAACTGGTTTTATTTTGTAGTAGATACTGATACAGCTACAACCGGAGGAATTGAAGGAGGAGGTTACCCAGTGTCCGTTGGACCGGTAACCATAGCACCATAATGGCAGGTCTTACTTACGCACAAATGGTTACTAAAATACGGAACTATGCCGAAGTGGATAGTACGGTCTTTACTTCAACTATTGTTGATGGTTTCATTTTAGACGCCGAAGAAAGAATTTTACGTGATGTCAATACGGATTCCGATCGTCGATATGCAACATCCGCAATGATTACATCTCAAAAGTATTTAAATTTTCCTACAGGAGCATTAATTATTAGAGCGATTCAAATTACCAATGGTGATGGAGATCTGGTGTTTTTACAAAAAAGAGATACCACTTTTATGGATGAATATAATCCTGCTGGCAGTACAGGTACGCCTAAATATTACGCAAACTATGATGACGATACGTTGATGTTTGCTCCTATTCCAAGTACCACCTTTGCTATCTTAGCAAGTTATGTGGCTAAACCGGACGGATTAAGTGCTGCTAATACCGCAACTTATCTTAGCGAACGCTTTCCTGATGGGCTCCTTTATGCTTGTTTGGTAGAAGCTTTTGGTTATTTAAAAGGTCCAGCGGACATGTTGCAATACTATGATCAAAGGTATAAAACAGCAGTAGCCAAGTATGCAATTGAGCAAATTGGCAGAAGAAGAAGAGACGATTATTTTGACGGGGCAATCAGAATTAAAATGGATTCACCGTCAGCCTAAACAGGAGGAAAATTATGGCGATAACAACAAGTGCAATAACGAGTTCGTTTAAAAATGAATTGCTAGGAACGAACGGGGGGAATTTTGCAGCGACAAGTGGGGATATTTTTAAACTCGCTTTGTATACAGATTCATCCACGATTGGACCATCGTTAGGTTCATATACAACAACAGGAGAAATCACTGACGCTACTGGAGATTATTCTGCTGGAGGAAAAGATTTAACAGGACAAACACATAAATTATCAGGAACTACAGCGATTGTAGACTTTGCGAATTTATCTTATTTAACAGCGACAATCACAGCAATGGGTGCATTGATCTATAATACTTCACAAGAAAATAGATCCGTAGCCGTGCTAGATTTCACTACAAACAAAATTTCTACATCAGGAACATTTACAATACAATTTCCAGCGTTTAACGCAACCGAAGCAATAATAAGATTAGCATAACTTACAGGGGGTCAGTTCTATGAATTTACAGGTTTATTTAACTGGCCTCTTCGGAGGCTTTGATGGCTAATAAATGGGGCGAATCCGGAACTAAATGGGGCTATGGACTTTGGGGTGAACAAAGCGATACTCTCATTGCGGTTAGTGGAATTGAAATAACTTCATCCCTTGGAACTACTTCAGCTTTTAATGAAACAGGATGGGGTCGTCGAACTTGGGGTAGCGCAGATTGGGGAGAAGGTGGCGCAGAAATTGTTAGTGTAACAGGCCAACAGATTACTTCTGCGGTAGGTACCCCTTTAATAGCCAGTGTTTATCCTGTTACTGGACAACAGATAACTTCTGGGATTGGATCTTTAACCGTAATTACAGATGTAACTGTTACAGTTACAGGTCAAAGTATCACAGCTTCTCCAGGAACTGTTTCCGCTTATACTGAATTAGGATGGGGTAGAAATACATGGGGTTCCTTAGTTTGGGGATCAGGTCCAGACGTAGAGGTCAGTATAACGGGTCAAGCAATTACTTCAAGTTTAGGAGCAGTTGTTGCGACTCCAAGCATAGAAGTTAACCTCACTGGACAGCAAATAACTTCAGCTCTTGGATCATTCACGGCTTTTGCAGACGTAACCATTGCGATTACAGGTCAAGCTATTACTTCGAGTTTAGGATCTGTAAGTGTAGATGCCAATATTGAAGCAGGTTGGGGACGAGGAACCTGGGGCAATAGAGTTTGGGGTGGTGCATACAATGTTATTCTTGATGGACAACAAGTTACTTCAGCGGTAGGTACCGCGATTGGTTCTGGAGGAGTTATTGTTACTTTGACAGGACAAGCGATTACTTCAGCGGTAGGGAGTACAGAAATTAATGCTAATACGAATGTCGATGTAACAGGTCAAGCAATTACCACGGGATTAGGCACTGTTGAAGTTTTAGAAAATGAAGTTGTAGTTGTTACAGGACAACAAATTACTGTATCTGTAGGACCAGCAGGGGTAATTAGTGCAGGTGAGGTAGATCTAACAGGTCAAGAAATCACTATTTCTTTAGCAAGTGTAGAGGTTAATGCAAATGCCCTTGTAAGCGTCACTGGACAGGCTATTACGTCAGCGCTAGGAACAGTTGTTGCAACACCAAGTATCGAGGTTAATGTTACGGGGCAAGCAATAACTTCTTCTATAGGTACAGTGACAGTGGACGGTGAAGCTGTTATAACACCGACAGGACAACAAGTTACATTAAGTGTTGGATCTGCCCATGGACTAGCTTGGGCTCCGGTTGACACTGGAAGTACGGTTTCGTATAGTGCAGTTAATACTGGAAGTTCAGTCACATGGACTGACGTAGATTTAGCGGCTTAAACAAAACAGGAGACAAAATTATGGCATCAGCATATACCCCCTTAGGTGTCCAATTAATGGTAACCGGTGAGAAGGCCGGATTATGGGGCGGATACACTAACACTAACTTAGAAATTTTAGAACAAATTGCTGGTGGTTATACTACTCAGGCAGTTACAGACGGAGCTACTACAGCTTTAACCGTTGCTGACGGAGCTACGGGAGCAACTATTGCGACTTCAACTATTAA